AGCTTAATGGTGTCGTGGTCGAGAGCGACCTCTTGCCAATGAGCGGGCCACAAGGCCTCCATTTCAGACACGATGTCCCGCCACTTCTCTACTGAATAGGTAATCACGGCTTGGATGTCCGAATGTCCACGACCATGTGGATGCGGTCGCAGGGGGAGTTGTTGATCACTTCATGCTCTTCGGCGTTCTGGAACCACCAGGTCTCGCCTGGGGCCATGTACACGTCCTCGTCGCCCGTGCGGAAGTACACCCCAGGGGCGCTTTGGAGCACCACATGGAAGCGATCCCAATACTGGGCATGCACCGGGGTATCGGCGTGCGGGAAGATGCGGCCACCGGGGGCGATCTTGTTGATGATCACGCGCCCGAGGCGCTCACCGGCCACGCGGGCCATGAGGCCCATGACGATGGGTCGCGCTTCCGGGAGGGCCTTGTAGACCTCCTGGTCGACGCATTCGTGCTGATCGAAGTTGGTCAGGTGTTGAGCCAGGGCCTCCTCGGTCTCATGCACGGTGCGCGGCGGGAAGCGGAGGATGACCGACTCGATCTCCCCGAACGGCCCCTGGGGGTAGTCGCGGAGGTACGTGTCGGCCTTCCAGATTTCCGGACGGCGTTGGATGGCGAGGTTCAGCGGCACGGTGTCGAGACCGGTCGCGATTCGCATGAAGTTTTTCATTGCTCTCTCGATTGAAATGGGGTTACGCGACCCGCGCTGCCAGTTGCGTCAGTGCCGCGTTGATTGCGGCGACCGATCGCTCGAGCTTTTTCAGCTCCTCCTGAAGCCATTGGGCCTCGGATCCCTTGAGTGGGGGCTGTGCTGCGCGGACGTAGTTCTGAAGTGGTGTGGAAAACTGCACGGTTACCTCTTGGAGAGGGACTTGACCTCAACGTCCATGCCCGAAAGCTGGAAGTTGGAGATCGACGCGGTGCTGACCTTGTAGGACAGGTAGCGTCCCGAGACCATCATGTCGAGCTTGTAGTCCGACGAGGGGTTGAAGGTCGCCTTGGAGCGGTAGTTCGGGGTCTGCTCCGCGAGGTCCGAGGATCCAAACTCAAACGTGAACGTGCCCGTGCTGTCGTCGAAGAACGACTCCGGGACCGCGCACTGCACCGTCTTGTACGAACGCAGCGGCAGGCCCTGGGTGTCCAAGGAGATCCCCACGCGCTCCACGTAGGCGGGCTTGAGGGTCTCGGTGTTGGCTGGCAGGTTCACCAGGCCGACCGTTGGGAGGTCGACGGCGTACACGCACGAGTCCGAGAGGCCCTTGGACTGGTCGAACACCCCGAGCATGATGGACAGCTTCGGCGTGCCTCCACCCGAGAAGCTCGAGTAGGACGAGTTGTACAGGGTGTAGCTGTTGGTGACCGACGGGAACGAGTTGGAGACCAGGGAGGCGTTGGCCTCAGTGGCCCCGACGATGTTCGGGAGGTCCATGAAGGACCAGGTGTCGGACTTGTAGTTGTACGTCGCGGCCTGGTTGCAGAATTGCGTCCCGGCGAACGAGGCTTCGTCCTGCAGGGTCGCGTAGCAGAAGTGCAGCAGCTTCGACACGGAGTCGTGAGCCACGAAGCACGCGGTCTGCTTGTTGCGGTCCAGGGTGTTGAAGATCCGGCGACGGACGCGGCCATCGGCAATCGACTGGCGGCTGATGCCGTCGTGGACGTAGATGTCCTCGGAGCCGAAGACGAAGTGCTTGGACTCCACCTCGACAACGCAGTTGGCGTTGAGGATCCCGCCCTCGAAGGGCAGGCGGCGGAAGTTGAACACGTTCATGTCCCCCGAGTACTCCATGAGCCACAACTGGTTCTGGGAGTAGATGACGAAGGCTTCGCCAAGGGCCAGGCCATCGCGGATCGGGGTCTTCATGTCACCGATGACATTCTCACCGGCCAGGAAGTTCGCGTTCGCGGGGTCCCACTGGAATCCGGAGACCGGCGTGGAGTACTGGAGCGGGTTCGACCACTTGACCATGGTCGGGTAGTCCACACCGTTCTTGTTGACCCCGAGCATGATCGGGTAGCCCTTGAAGCCCCGAACGATGCTGGCGGTATCCGTGGCTACCCAGTCGCCTCCCATGAGGGAGTAGAGGGAGTCGTTGCGGATGTTCCGGACGTACGGGCGCATGCCCTTGCGGGCCAGGATGGAGACCCCGGCGACCTGGGCGTGCGTCCAAGGATTGTCGTTGGTGACCTGCCCCGAGGTCGGGGTCTGGAAGGACATCGCATTGCCAGGGTAGGCACGGATGGTTCCATCGTTGTCGGCCACGAACACTGTCTCACCGGCAATGGGATCGGTGTAGCTGCCGACAAAGCGAGAAGCGTTAGAGCTACCGCCTTCCGCAGAGTTGTAGAGGGCCGAGTTGGCATCGAAGGTCCCCGTGCCCGCATCGTACGAGAGCGTCGAGCGGATCGGGTTGAAGAGTTGCTTGAAGACTGGAGCGCGTTGCACGCGGCCTTCGGAGAAGATGACGTTGTTCGCCGCCGAGTAGGCATTGGGCGGCAGGTCATACGGGCTGGCGTCGGTGATAACCCCCACGCCCCCCAATTGGCGAAGCGGGAGGTTTGCCATTTACAGTTTCATGATGAAGGCGAGAGCCAGGTACGGAGGGAGACAGGAGTGCGTGTGATCGCCCACCTGGTTGATCGTGTGGACGTGCCCCTGGGGAGTCACAGCGGAGACCGCGGTCGTCGCCGGGTCCACGCCTGCGGCCACCTGGAGCGAGGTGCTCTGGAGGTTGGCCGTGGTCTGGTTCTCGGTGTGCGTGTGAGCACCGCCGAAGCCCGAGGTAGCCGAGCCACCTACAGCGGAGACCGCATAGTCGCCCCCTGCCCCGACCACGAAGCGCCCACGGAGATCCGGGGTCCCTTGGGTCCCATCACAGAGCGCGTAGCCTGCGGGGACCGCCGTGGTCGCACCGGACCACATGAGGATCACTCCTTGGGGCACCGGGTTGTTCAGTTGGGTCGGCGTGAGGGTGACCGGGGAGTCCAGGTGCGGGAAGGTGTTCAGCAGGCAGGACTTGATCATCCGGAGATGGTCGTCGGCCTGGGACACTGAGTCAGTCGACAGCGGGTTGGCTGCGACCAGTTGCGTGATGTACTGAGCGGATTCGATAGCCATGGCTTACACCTTCATGATGAACGCCAGGGCGTAGTAAGGAGGACGGTTCTCGATAGCCGCACCGTTGCCGACCACACCAGTCCAAACGTTGTGGGTGTGCGCACCCGAGGGATTCGTGACGAAGTCGTGGGCGTGACCGCCTGCGGGGTTCGTGGGCGACTGGTAGCGGCCCGAGGAGTAGCCCGTGCCGACCGAGACATTCGCACCACCGTTGTCGCCGCCTGCCTGGACCGAGCCGAGGTTCTGCAGCGAGTGGGTGTGGTCACCGACCCAACCGGTGTTTCCGGTGTGTGCGTGGGACCCTTGGGAGTCCATGGCCGCATCGTGGGCGTGCGGGGGAAGCTGTGCGGTCGAGAGGTAGTTGAGGGCAGCGCCCCCGGTGTTCCCTACCGGATACGACCCACCAGTACCGACGATGAAGCGGTCCCGGAGATCCGGGGTCCCGATGTTGCCCGAGCCATCCGAGCGGGGGACCACCTGGCCGTTACACAAGGCCCAACCTGCGGGGATCGAGCCGCTCGACAGGTTGCACCACATCGAGATGAGGCCAACGGGGGTTCCGTTACTCAGGTTCTCATGGGTAGCGGTCACCACTCCCTTGACGTTCGGGAAGGTGTTCTTGATGGTCGACTTGAGCAGTCGGAGGTGGTCATCGGCGTATGCGATGGGATCCGAGCCGACCGGGTTGGTCGCTACGAGATCGGAGATGTAGGTGCCTGTTTCGAGTGCCATAGGGGACGTGTGCCCCGAGGGCACTTAGGAGTTCTGAGGGGGGAGGAGATGGGGAGTGAACTGCGCAACCATTCTCTGGAGCGAGTAGCACATGGGTTCGCCGTTGGCGGCTGCAGGGTTGAAGCCTGCGTAGTCGATGATGTCCAGGGCTGCGTGGCAGCACTCATGGACGAGCACATCCACCCCGGCACCAGGGCGCACCCAGATGACGATCACGTCGAAGGCGGTGCCCCAACAGAGGCCGAGGGATTCTTCGCGGCCCTTGAGGTTGAGGTCGAACTTCTTGCCGAGCGCCTCGAGGGCCTTGTCGTCCTGGGTGAACCACACCTCGCGGCCCCATGGGTGGGCCAGGTACTTGTGGACGTTCTTCATGATGAGGCGGGGGTCGGAGTTGAGATTCTTGTACAACTTTGGGCACCCCCGGGGGTACGGGGGGTACTTGAGGAAAATGGGGTCGGGGTACTTTGGGGACCGGCGGGGGGCCTTAGGGGGGTCTGTGTTTTGGGCGGAAGACACCCACTGAATAGGCTCAACAACAACAACAACGCGAGAGCCTTTACCGGCTTTTTTGAAGCGGGTTCAGGCAGAGCACGGGGGGTACTTGGCAGGCAGGCAAGGAGCGCAGATCGACAGCACGCGAGCAGAGCGCATCGCAAGTGCTTGATTATTAACGGATTGCATCAGATGGACTATCTAACGCATGGTGATCAGGTGCGAATCCAGGGGGAAAAGCGGCCGTGTCGGGGCCGTGTCACGCGTCCTGGTGATCGTTGCGGGCCTGGATGCAATGCGATGGCATGGCGTGGCGCATACGCGACAGGTGATCACGTGGGGAAAGCAAGGGGTTCCTGAGGTTGCCTGGGTTAGGCGTGGTCTCTTTACGACAGGCGCACGAACCTTTTTTCATGTGTGGGGTTGTACAACACGATCACACACGTTAAAGTGGAGTCCTGCAGCAAACGAACCGACCCAAACAAACCCAGAGGCAACCATGGCACAAAGCAAACAAGACTTCGAAATCAAGGGATCCAGAGACGCTATCGGCGTGCGCCAGGGCAACCATTACGCGAAGGCCCGCCATGCTTCCTACGCTGCCTCCAATAGCTGGCAAGCGCGTTCCTACATTGTTGGTTTCGAACGTTGCGATTACGAGCTGAACCAGGGCACTAGCGAATCGGGCGCACACTGGGTGGCCACTGGTAAGACTGAAGACTTCGGCAAGGGTATCTCGCTGATCGAACCGAAGGCAGACCAATTGCCTGCCCTGCCCGAAGAGATCGTGATCCCTGCGGACGCATGGGAACCGGTGGCGGACGAAGTCGTCGTTGCTAACGATAAGGCCCTTCTGGCAGGCAAGGCCACGCCGACACTGGACAGCCTGGTTAGCAAGGCAGACAAGGCCCCTAACGGCTATATCGTTTATCGTGGTCCGTCGTTGCTTGACGGTGCGCCGATTGTTGTCGTTGCGATCACTGCCAGCACGAATGAAAAGACGGGGAACATGGTTCAGACGTACATCATGCGTGATGATGTGAAACCTACCGATGCTTTGAAGACTGGCGAAGACTCGAGCGTATGCGGTGATTGCAAGCACCGACCCATTAACGGTGGCGCATGTTACGTGCGAGTGTTTCAAGGCCCGCTAGTGGTCTGGAAAGGTGTTCACCTTGGACGTTATCCGGTGGCCACGCCTGAACAAGTGGGCAAGATGGTTGCGGGCCGTATGGTCCGTCTGGGTTCCTATGGTGATCCCATGGCAGTCCCTGCGAACGTATGGGAAGCGCTCACGGCTCACGCCGAAGGCCACACTGGTTACTCGCACCAATGGCAGAACGAAGGCATCGACGAAGGCCACAAGGCCCGCGTGATGGCCCTGTGCATGGCATCGGCAGATAGCGCCGAAGAGGCAGAAGCGGCACGCCTGGCCAACGTTCGTTACTTCCGGATCCGGACTGCGGACGAAGCCGTATCCAAGGGTGAATTTGTGTGTCCTGCTAGCGAAGAGGCAGGGAAGCGTAAGACGTGCGCAACATGTGGCGCATGCAATGGCACGGACGATAAGGGGTCTGCGAAGGCTAGCCCGGTGATCGTCGTACATGGTCCGACTAAGTCGCGTTTTGCTGTCCAACGTTCTGCCTAACGGCTGTACAACACACAACACTGTCGTACGGGGCAAAAATGATCAGAAGAGTTATCGGCCAGGCATCAGGGGTAATTGGTGCCCTGGCCATCCCTCGCGTTGATTGGGC